CCAAACCGAGCGTGTTGCAGGTACAGGCCGGGCAAGACCATGCAGGTGCGGCAGCGGATGCAAACGGCACTCAAAACCCCACAATCTACGGTGCACAATCCGCATCGGTCACTGGGCTGGTTGGAACCACCAACTATTATCCGCATGTTGTGCACGAAGACATCACAGGCCGGCAAAGCGCTGTCGAGTCCGGCGTGCAGTTCACCACCGATACACCAGTCGCCACGTTCCCAATAGTGCAGTCAACGGCTGTTTCCACAGTCGGGTGGCTTGTCGCAAGCCCGAGAAATTTCCCCCTACCAACAGGCGTCGTCAGTGGTGATCTTCTGATTGCAATTGTTCGCACGACAAACAACGCCACCATAACGCTACCAACAGGCTGGATCGAACAAATCAGCGTGCCATTCGTTGGTGATAATAAAATCTTCAGTAGGGTGGCTGATGGCACAGAGGGGGCCAACCTTTCACTAGACATGAGTCTAATTGGAACCGTGTCCGCTGCGCTAATTTACCGCATTTCAGGCCACAATAGTGTGATTGAAGAGGGCTTTAATGTTTCACTCAACCCTCCGAGCTTAACGCCGTCATGGGGCAGCGCAAACACGCTATTCCTTTCTGCAGCCACAACCAGGACCGGTAATACATTCTCGGTTTTCCCAACGGATTATGTGAATAATATACAGGTCAACTCATCCATAAGCACTGGGACTTCAGAAGTTTCCGCAGCCGGCGCAGAACGACAGTTGGCCGCTGTGTCGGATGACCCAAGCGCGTTCACCTATGACGGGACGGCACTTAATGCTCTAGCCTTCACAATCGCAATTCAGCCGGCACCATAGGTAATAAAATGAAAGCCAATTTCAAATCCAGCTTCAAATCCGTAATCAGGCATGAAGGCGGATATGTCGATAATCCGCGTGACCGTGGTGGCGCCACGAATCTGGGCGTCACCAGGAAAACCTTAGCAAGTTGGCGCAAGGTGCCACTCAGGAGGTTCCCAAAATCTGAAGTCAAGAATTTGAAATTGGCGGAGGTCGAGAAGATATACAAAGCTTGGTACTGGGATACCGTCAAGGCCGACAATCTCCCGTCAGGGGTGGATTACGCCGTGTTTGACGGTGCAATCAATTCCGGTCCGCGTCAGGCTATTCGATGGCTTCAGTCGGCGGTCGGTGTAAAACGGGACGGCAGGCTCGGACCTGTGACCATGGGTGCTGTTCAATCTGCGCCGGCGAAGCAAACTGTGGCAACCATGTTGACAATGCGACTCGCGTGGCTCAAGAAGTTAGATAGATGGCCTGATTTCGGCAAAGGTTGGGCCAATCGAATCAGAGGCGTTCGAAAGAAAGCAATGGCCATGGCCAGAACACAAGCACAGCCACCCCCGCCCGATATCCCGAAATCCAACCCCGTTGTGCCGAAGAAATCTTGGCTTGCGGTACTTCTCAAACTGATTGTGAATTGGAGAAAATGAGATGGAACTTTTGATTATCGCCCTGGCGTTTGTCATGATCACAATTGGGGTTGTCTATCTTTCGACCACGGAAACCCTTCAGGGGGTGAAGACAAAAATCATCAGCTTGGTCACTGTGATTGCTGGTTTACTGCAAGCCAATCTCCCCGGACTTGTGGGTGATCTGATGACGCCGACCGGCGTGGCTTGGATATTTGTCGGCCTCGGAATTACGACCTTGGTTGCCAAGCATGTGAGCAGGTAATCAAGATGGCCTGGCTCATGGGGCTGATTAATCCGGTCGGTAGGATCGTCAGCGCTTTAACTGACGCCTACGCTACCAAAGCCAATGCCCAGACCGACCAACAGCGCATTGCCGCCGATGCCCACATTGCTGATCTACGTGAACAGCACGACACGCTGAGGGACAAGCAGCGCTCACCGGTGTTCTGGTTCATTTGGCTTTGGTTTGCAGCCGTTGTGGCTATTTATTTCACCAAAATCGTTATCTACGACGTGGTTCTTGAGTGGGGTGACGGGAAAACCGACCCCCTTAAAGGGCAGGCCGCCGAATGGGCACAGGCTGTCATAAACAGCATCTTCATAACCGGAGGCGGTGTGGCAGCGGTTGGGGTTATCGCAAACGCCTGGGCACGCCGCAAATGACTTACGTCTCAGAACACAAAGCTGGAATTTGGTGGCTGATCAAGCACGCTGGACCATACGTGGCGGGCTTTTGGGCTATCATAGTCGGCCTCATAGCCACGAATTGGCTAGACCTGCCAGCGAGGTCACAAGCCCTGAGTGCGGTAGAAAGAACCGTGACGCTTAATGCTGAAAAGCTTTCACTGATTGAGCAGGGCATACCGCCCAGATCACAGACATTAAACGCGGTTGAGGATACGGTAAATTCCAACGCGGCCAAGCTGGCTGCCATTGAAACGGAACAACGGTCACTAATCGTTGACAGGGCAGTCCAGATTAATCAGCTAGAAAACATCGAGGAGAAAGTTGACGGCTTCGATAACAAGCTCGACAAGCTCTTAGAGTACCTCATCCGGCGTGATGGTCGGCTTTAGGGTTGACGACTGGTTTGCCTTGCGCTACAAAACTCATGTCGCCGGGGTGGACCCGAACGACGCTAGCCGGCAACCACCAACGCCGGGTCTGTCCGCGATGTGCAGGGAGTTTAGAGAAGCTGACACTTCGTTGATTTCTGGGGAGGCCAAAACCTCCCCATTTTCATCTCACATCTCCTTAAAAAACAGCTTTGAAGGGCGGGCGGGTCGCCTACTCCTGCTGGCGGCTCCGAATATGGACAGCTATGGAGTTGAACCAAGCATACTGCCGCCCGCTCTGACCGTTGAGCTATCCAATTCCATATTCGATTGCGTGTCTGCTTTCCACGCCGCCGCCCTTCAAAGTCACTCGGTAGCTTGACGAAGAAAGTTAGAATATTTCCACCAAGCTTTTGGGAACCGCACTACAAAGCTGACCAATTCCCGCAACCCTCTTGGGTTGATGTAGCTGTAAGACGTTTTCATAAACCAAATCATATCTTAGCCTTTCTCAGTGTGTGGTCAATGGGTTTAGACGCCGCCTCCCTCCAAAGCTGCTTTAAATCCTCAGCGTATTAGTCGCAACCTTCATGTTGAATTTCTCCTAGAACCAATTTCCTTGACTATCCATCAGGATTTCTTTGCCGCATATCCTACAGCGTGATTCAAGATTAATGCCCGCCGATCTTACTTTTTCTACAGGCCAGTGATTGATGCCCCAAGCGCACCAGCGCCGTCGCATCATCTCAATGATAGAAATCATGTTGAGTTCTCCTGGTTTACATTTGGCGCGATAGATGACAATGTCGTTGGTGACATGGCCGGCCCCTCTGCACCTTTGGTGTACGGGTCGGTCTTCATTTGTCTGAGGCGGCCATCATTCTTTTTC